AAAAAAAAATCAAAAAAAAAATAAAAAAATTACGAAAATTTTGAAAAAAAGTATTGACATTACGAAAATATCGTAGTATTATGATTGCAGAAAAAAGAACAAGGAGGTGTGAAATGAAATTAACACTCAAGGCATTAAGAACAAATAAAGGTTTAAGTCAAGAAGAAGCTTCAAAGCTTATAGGGGTAAGCGTTGATACTTTAGGAAATTATGAAAGAGGTATTACTTATCCAGATGTACCAATAATAAAAAGAATGGAAGAGGTATATGGTGTAGAATATAAAGATATTATTTTTTTACCATAAGATTACGAAAATATCGTACAAAAGGAGGCGATAAAGATAGAAACCTTATTAACAACGAAACAAGCAATGGATTACTTCAATGTGAAAGATGGAAGAACAATAAAGAAATTCATTAATCTAGGTTTAAAAGTAATTCCAATAGGCAAAAGAGATTACAGATTTAAAAAAGAAGACTTAGAAGAATTTACAGAACGATTAAAAGAAACAGCACAAGAAGAAATGCTAGAAAAAAATCCAATAAGAAAAAAGGTAAGAAGTAGAACAGTAAATATTGATTATCAAAAGAGAAAGATAAACCTTGAACAAAACAAGGTAATTTGAAAGGGGTGATAACAAATGAAAATGGACAAGAAATACGTAAGAAGAAGGAATATAGTAAAGAACATATTAGCAACAATAACATTATTAAGTATATATGTTCCTATATTTACATACGGAATAATCAATAATTCAATTTATTAAGAAAGGGGTGAAAAGATATGTTTAAAAAAGACAGTAAAGAATTAAGCCTAATAGAAAAGACAGAAAAAGAAATGAAAAGATTAGAAGAACAAACAATAAAAGCTGTAGAAGATAGTATTAGAGAAAGAAAAAATCTATTAGAAGAAGCAATAATGACAATCAATCAAATACAAGATATTCAAGCAATAGGAATAACAGAAAAAGAAAAAGACATTATGAGAAACAACATAATTAATTGTAAACGTTCAGAATACGTACAAAAATTAATAGAACTAGACAACCTATCACAATCAATCTAGTTCCAAATAAGAATTTTTATATGAACTCTATGCTTATATATTAGCATAGATAGAAAGGAAAGTCAAATGAGTAATTTAAGTTTATACAATATTACAAATAAATTTGTAGCTTTAATGGATAAAGCACAAGAAGGAGAATTAACAGAAGAAGAATACAACCAATTAGGAGAAGAGTTAGCATTAGAACTACAAAATAAAAGTGCAAACATAATTGGATATGTAAAAAATAGTGAAAGTTTATTAGAAGCAATAAAAGCAGAAGAAAAAAGACTAGCCGAAATGAGAAAAGTAGGAGAAGCAAAACTAGATAAATTTAAACAATACGTAAAAGAAAATATGGAAAAGTTGGACCTAAAAGAAATACCTACAGAATTAGGGAAACTAGCAATATCTAAAAACCCTATGTCAGTAGAGATAGAAAATGAAGATGAAATACCTAATGAGTTTAAAGTAGAAGTAGTAACAACAAAAATAGATAAAACTGCAATAAAAAATCATTTTAAAGAAACAGGAGAAATAATTGCAGGAACAAGAATAGTAGATGATAAGACAAGCTTAAGAATTAAATAGGAGGTTATTACAATGAGTAATGAAGTAAATGCATTAAGTATTATAGATACAGTTGAAATAGAGAACATTGCAAATACAATGCAAAAAATTGGACAAATGCAAGCAGTAGTTCAAAGAACTTTAAAAAATGGACAAGATTATGGAGAAGTACCAGGTACAAATAAACCTACATTATTAAAACCAGGTGGAGAAAAAATATGTATGTTATTTGGATTAAATCCAGAATATGAGTTTTTACAAACAACAGAAGATTATGACAAGGAATTCTTTAGCTACAACATAAAATGTACATTATTTAGAAATGGACAAGCGGTAGCTCAAGGAGTAGGAAGTTGTAACAGTAAAGAAAAGAAATACAGATACATAAACGTAGATGAAATTCCAGAAGGATATATAGGATATCAAGAGAAATTTACAGACAAATATGGTAGAGAAAAATACAAAATTAATAATATTGACGTATGTAGTTTGGTAAATACAATTTTAAAAATGGCAAAGAAAAGAGCTTTTATAGATGCAGTATTACAAGTAGCCAGTTTAAGTGAAGTATTTACTCAAGATTTAGAAGATATGAAAGATTTTATACAACAAGAACAAAACGAAACAATGACAGTAGAACAAGCAAATAATATTAAATTGAATTTTGGAAAATATAAAGGAACAACATTAGGCCAATTAGTAAAACAAGATGGACAATATTGCGATTGGCTATTTAGTAAAAATGAAAAGACAGACCCAGTAATTAAAAAAGCATTAGGAATAATTTTAGATGATGCAATGAAGAAAAATAGAGAACAAGACAATTCTGTGTTTGATAAAAAAGAAGAAAATGAAACAGAAGAATATGTAGACCCATTTACAGGAGAAATAATAAATGAATAGCACAGGAATAATAACCGATATAGGAATAGACTACAAGACGCATAAATCAAAAATAAGCTTACTTTTAGATACAAAAGAAATAGAAGTAATAGAACAGCTTAAAAATGAAAATAAACTAAACGTAGAGCTTAAGAAATACAGAAAGAAAAGGTCGCTAGATGCAAATGCTTATTGCTGGGTATTATGCGACAGAATAGCAAAAGAGCTTTCAAAAGACGGACAAGCAATAACTAAAGAAATTATATATAAAGACGCAATATTACAAATAGGAACATTTGAGCCAATGATAATAGAAGAAAAAGCATACGATAATGTTACAAGAATATGGGAGAAACAAGGACTAGGTTTTCTAATACAAGAAGTCAGTAGAAAAGATAAATGTATAAAAGTACATTGTTATTATGGCTCAAGCACATACGACAGTAAAGAAATGTCTTTATTAATACAATTATTAGTTGATTTAGCAAAAGATTTAAATATAGAAACTAAACCAAAAGAAGAAATAGAAAGCTTACTCAAAAGTTGGAAATAACGTGGCAATTATAGATGATTATTTTAAGCAAGTGAGTAAGGATTAAATAATATTGTAATTGCCACAAGGCCCTTAAAGGAGGGAGTTATGATAGTAAAAGACTTATCAAATAAATTTAATCCAGTACCTAAAAATGAAAGGGTAGTAAATAAGAAAATACTAAAAGATAAAAAAGGAAAATGCAAATTATGTGGAAAGACAGGACAAACAGAAAAACATCATAAAAAATCAAAAGGTAGTGGTGGAAATGATACAGAAGACAATTTAATAGAAGTATGTAGAATATGTCATACAAAAATACATACAGGAGAAATAAAAATATAACAACGAGGGTTAAGACGTAATAAGTTTTAGCCCTTTATTTTACGAAAGGAGAAAGCAAATGGCAAGAAAAAGAATGATAGACCCTAATATATGGCAAAGTGAAGATTTTAGTAGATTATCTACTTTAGCAAAATTAGTTTTTATAGGACTATTTTCTCTTGCAGATGACGAAGGTAGAGGAAGATGTAATCCAGTATATTTAAAGTCTAGTTTATTCCCTTACGAGGAAGGTATAAGAAGTGCCGATATAGATAAAACCTTATCAGAGATAAGCTCTAATATGTCCGTAGTTTTTTACTCTTGTGACGGAAGTAGTTATTATAGCCTTTATAACTGGAACACTTGGCAAAAGATTGATAGACCTAGTGAAAGTAAGATACCAGAATACGATAAAGAAACAATGTCAAGGTTATTCGATGAATATTCGACGAATGTTCGACGAGTAATCGCTCCTAATAAGAATAAGAAAAGAATAGAAGACAATAAGAAAGAAAAGAAAGACTTTGTTCCACCGACTTTAGAAGAAATTGAAAGCTATGTTAAAGAAAAACAGCTAAAAGTAGTGGCTATAGATTTCTATAACTTCTTTACAGAAGGAAATTGGGTAGATAGTAACGGCAAAGAGGTTAAAAGTTGGAAACAAAAAATACTTACTTGGAATGGATATAGTAAAAAAACAGAGCAAAAAGCAAAAAAATACGAGCAAAGAGAATATACAGAAGCAGAATTTAACGGAATGTATGCAAATTAAAGGAGAGTGATAACAAATGAAAGGACATAAAGCAAGATTATTAAATTATTTAAAAGAGAATGGAAAAATAACAACAAAGGAAGCAATAGATAAATTAGGAAATACAAGATTAAGTGAGTACATAAGACAATTAAGAGAAGAAGGGTATTCAATAAAGAATGTGCATAAAAAAGGTGTAAATAGGTTTAATGAAAAGGTATTTTATGATGAGTTTGTACTTGAAGAATGTATAGTTGATGCGAATAGG